GTACGGGTGTTGTTATAGAAAAAATGTGGTGGCAATGTATTGGAATGAAAGTAAAAGTTCTTTTTGATGCTGATACAGATGCTTTTTGTATTGAGTTAGGTGAAAATCAAAGTGGTCATCACGACTATACTAGCTTTGGTGGCTTAACAAATAACGCAGGAACAGGTGTTACTGGAGACGTATTATTTACGACTGTGGGGCACACTAGTGCGGACACATACACAATTATTTTGTATATGCGTAAAAAATATGGCTAGTGTTCTTAGCGTTTTTTCGGAGGGTTAAATGTCTTCTACAAGAAAAGAGACTACTATGCCCAAAAGAAACAAAAAGAACTTTCGCCCTACTAAAAAAGGGGCGGGAATGACGGAGGCAGGCGTTAAAGCTTACCGACGGAAAAACCCCGGTTCTAAATTAAAAACAGCCGTAACCAAGAAAAAGAATTTAACAAAGTCCGAAAAAGCAAGAAGAAAATCTTTTTGTGCTAGATCCGCAGGCCAAATGAAAAAATTTCCTAAGGCAGCTAAGGATCCAAATAGTAGGCTAAGACAAGCTAGGAAGAGGTGGAGATGTTAATTTCAAGAAGTAAAATCCCTAAAGGCGTAAGTTACTTTAGAAAAGGCGGGGCAGCTTCAAAAAAGTCAAAAGGCAGTAAGATTTGTCCCGAAGGAAAAGCTTGGGCAAAAAGAACTTTTGATACATACCCTTCAGCTTATGCTAATTTAGCTGCCTCTAAGTATTGTAAAGACCCTAATTATGCAAAAAAGTCAAAAGGTGGTAAGAGAAAGGGTCGATAATGGGTGAACTAAAGAAATGGGTGGATCAAGATTGGGTAAGGATTGGTACAGATGGTAAAATCAAAGGTAAATGCGGTACTTCAAAGGATAAAAAAAATCCTGACAGGTGTCTTCCAAGGTCTAAGGCTCAAAGCCTTTCGAAAGAAGAAAGAGCCTCAACCGCTCGTAAGAAAAAAAGAGAAGGTAGTAAAGGCAAAACCGTTGTCAAAAACACGAAGAGCGCGGAAGTAAAATTTGCTCGTTATGGGGGTGAGATGAAAGCAAAACGTCCCTATAAAGGCAAGAAGAAAGACGGAGTTGTTGCAAGAGGTTGTGGTTTAGTTATGAATAACCGAAGAAAACATACAAAGGGTTCTGTAAGCGCATGAACAATGTTTACTTAGATGAAATAAGATCTTGGTCAAAACACGCCCTTGAAAAACCTTTAGATTATTTTAATGGTTTACCTCCATGTCCTTATGCTGAAAAGGCGTGGGAAGACAACAGAGTAGATTGCGTCGTTAAAGATACAAAATATAAAAAACCCTTGTATCAAGCTGTTTTTGAGTTTCCAAATGACGTAGATATTGTCCTTGTAATTGATAAAAAGTTTCCAAAAGAAGCTAAAAACTTTCATAAATATTTAGATGATATGAATATAGCTATATCTAAGGGAGCATTTGGTGACAGAGATATCTGGGTAATGGGCTTTCATCCTGACGATTCTCCTAATGAATATGTTGACGATAGTGCTTTTTGTAATTTAACAGAGGAAGTTTACGCTATTATCTTTGTACAAAGATTGAGTAAATTGCATGAATCTGCAGACAAATTGAAAAAAAGAGGTTATTATAAGATATATAATAATGAGTACGACGCTGAAGAGATATTTAAACTGAGAGAAACTTTATATAGGAGACTAAAACATGGTAATGAAACCTAAGAAGAAACCAATGAGAAAAATGGGTGGTGGCATGGTTAATAAGATGGCAATGCCCAAAAAAATGCGCGGTGGCGGAATGGCTAAGAAAATGCGTGGCGGTGGCATGGTTAAGAAAATGCGCGGTGGCGGAATGGCTCGTAAGAAGTAATGGCTGTATCCAGTAGCACAGATTTTGAGCTTGATGTAGTTGAATACATAGAAGAAGCTTTTGAGCGTTGCGGTCTTGAGGTTCGTACAGGTTACGACCTTAAAACCGCACGACGTTCTCTTAATCTTATGTTAGCTGAGTGGGCGAACCGTGGTTTAAACCAATGGACCATTAAACAAAGGACGCTTTCTTTAACACAATCAGACGGAGAGTATGATTTAGGAACGGATATAATTGATATTTTGTCCGTTGTTGTAAGACGAAGTAGCACAGATTTTGGTTTAGAAAGGGTAAGTAGAGATACTTTTATTAATATACCAAATAAAACTACAGAGGGAAGACCAAGCCAGTTCTTTTTGGACCGACAAATAACGCCTAATTTAAAAATATGGCCTATTCCAGAGAATAGTACAGATGTAATTCGTTACGATGCTTTGACCAGAGTTAACGATGCGGATACTCAGATAAACACTATGGATGTTCCTTTTAGGTTTTATCCCTGTTTAGCTGCAGGGCTTGCTTATTATATATCTATGAAAAGAGCCCCTGAAAGAATACAGTTGCTGAAAGCAGCTTATGAAGAAGAGTTTCAAAGAGCAATGACTGAGGATAGAGATAGGGCTTCTTTTAATGTTGTTCCTCAGTTTCAATATTTTAGGACGACCTGATGGCAAAGTATGCTAGTGGAAGAAGGGCTTATGGTATATCCGACAGGTCAGGATTTAGATACAGATATCGGGATTTACGTAAAGAATGGAATGGAGCTATTGTAGGTTTTGATGAGTTTGAGCCAAAACAACCTCAACTATTTCCTACCAGAAAAGTATTTGACGCACAGGCTTTAAGAGACGCACGACCTGAAACTAATTTATCAATAGAGCGGTCTACGCAATACGGATTTAATCCTGTTGGTTTTAGATTTATTGAGGGAGTTACCCCTCCAAACAAACTAGCTCCTGAGGGACAAATTGGAAGTGTAACTATTACCGTAACAGATTTTGTGGGTAATACCGCTAATGTTAATGGAGTGCAAGGGGATTCATCCGTGGGTACGGTAGATATTACCATCCCAGATGAAAACGAAACTGTTCGTGTTACAGGAGAAACAGGTACAGCTAGTATTGGTACTGTTTCAATTACAACTCCAGATGCTTCGGTAAGTGTCACGGGCGTAGCAGGCACAGGTTCTGTTGGTACGGTAACAGTAACGGATATTACAGCAACTTATGCAGTGACCGTAGCTAGTTATCTTGGTGCAAACAAATACTATATTGATGGATCCCGACAAGCTACGGTAACTTTAAGTGAGGGTAATACGTATAGATTTGACCAATCAGATAGCTCCAATAGTAATCATCCTCTTAGATTTTCAACAACAAATGACGGCACCCACGGTGGGGGATCAGAATACACAACGGGCGTGACAACCAGTGGTTCCGCAGGTAGTTCTGGGGCATACACTCAAATTACAGTAGCTAGTGGGGCTCCGACATTATATTACTATTGCACTAATCATAGTGGCATGGGAGGGCAAGCAAACACACCATGAGTTTTACATTAACAACATTACGAGATGCTATAAAGAACTATTCAGAAAACACTGAAACTAGTTTTGTAAACAATTTAGATTTATTTATTAGACTAGCGGAAGAGCGTATTTTGAAAACGGTACAATTAAATGTTTTTGAAAAGAATGTGTCGGGAACGATGACTTCTAGTAATCAATATTTAGCTTGTCCCAGTGATTTTTTAGCTCCAAACTCTTTGACTATTACCAACAGTAGCTCTTTCTCTTATTTACAATTTAAAGAAAAAGAGTTTGTACAAACTTTTACTCCTAATCCGGCTACAACAGGATCCCCAAGATATTATGCTCAATTTGATGTAGATAATTTTGTCATAGCTCCTACCCCCGACAGTGGCTATACAGTTAGTCTCAGCTATTTTTACAGACCTGCTAGTTTATCCGAAAGCACTATTACATTTACAGTGAGTAGTAGTTCGTCCTTTACAGTAGGAGAAACGGTTACGGGAGGAACCTCTGGTTCTACGGCAAAAATTACAGCAAAACCCTCTAGCACAACAATGACTGTTATTGTACCCTTAAATGCGTTTACTGCTACAGAAACCATTACAGGAGGGACTTCAAGTGCCTCTACCACACTAACTTCCTTTACTTCAGATACTACAGAAACATGGTTAAGTACAAATGCGGAGTTAGGGCTACTTTACGGATCCCTAGTAGAATGTTATGTATATATGAAAGGTGATCCCGCTGTAATGAATATGTATAGCACTCGTTTTATGGAAGCCTTGGGTAGATTGAAAAATCTTGGTGAAGCGCAGGAAGTCATGGATGAGTATGCCATGGGTGAGATTAGAAAGGCCAGAACATAATGTTTACAGAAGCTTTAGGCATGAGCAATAATTTTTCGGTTGAAATACAAACAACCGACAACAGAGGGCAAACCCCAGAGGAAGTAGCAAAGAGGTGCGTTAATAAAATTATTGGCGTATCTGAAACCGCGCATCCTGCCATAAGAGAGCAGGCTTATGCGTACCGCGAGGAGATGGAGAAAATTATTGCAATTTACATGAGACAAGCTATCAAGAGTGATAGAACAACCATATATAATGCAATAACAGATTCAGGAAACCCCAAACTAGCAGAATATATAAGGAGAATGTAATGGCTTTTACGGGAAATTTTTTATGTACCTCTTTTAAAACAGAACTTTTAAAAGGTGTTCATAATTTTACAGCGACAACGGGTAATACGTTTAACGTAGCTCTCTACGATAATAGTGCTTCTTTTACAGCAGCTACAACAGCGTATACCTCAAGCAATGAAATAAGTGGTACTAATTATTCAGCTAAAGGTCAGGCATTAAATCCTGTAACTCCTACAGCTAGTGGCACAACAGCCTTAGTAGACTTTGCTGATGAGACTTTTAGTAATGTTACTATTAGTGCGGTAAGAGGTGCTTTAATATTTAATGAAACTGCAACAGGAGATCCTTCTGTGGCGATTTTAGATTTTGGTGCGGATAAGGCAGCCAGTAGTGGTGATTTTACCATTGTGTTTCCTACTGCTGATGCAAGTAATGCGATTATAAGGATTGCTTAATGGCGACAGTTGTTGCGCTAAAAGGTTGGAATAGCTCTCTTACTGCTTGGAATACGGGCACGTGGAACGGGGAGGGCGTATTTCCTACTGCAACAGCTTCAGTGGGCTCTGTTGCCATTACAGGCAAAGGAGAGATTGGTGTTTTTGGTGTGGCAGGGACGAGTGCCGTAGGCACCACTACAATTACAGCTAACTCAAATCTTTCGGTAACGGGTCTTGTAGGAACGGGAGCAGTAGGGTCTACTACAGTAGTAGGTGTTGCTAACATATCACCAACAGGGGTGGTAGGTACGACGGCTATAGGTAATGTGTTTGAAACGCAGACAGGGGTAGCAGGAACGTCTGCGGTAGGGTCTGTTTCAATCACAGGAAATGCTAGTGTGTCCGTCACAGGTGTTGCAGGCACTACGGCTTTAGGTAATATCTTTGAAACATTAAACGGGGTGGAAGCAACGGGTGCCGTAGGCACCGTAACTATTACTGGTTTAGCCAACGTATCTGTAACAGGTGTTGCGGGAACAATGGCTATTGGAAGAGTGACGGAAACTATTTTACCGACTTGGGGAGAAATTATACCAGATCAAGTCCCAAGTTATGGTACTATTACGCCTAGTCAGTCGCCTAGTTACAGTACAACAACCCCAAGCCAAGATCCTTCTTGGATAGATAAAGCAGCGTGAGGATAATTAAATGGCAAGTGTATATACAAACGATTTAAGATTAGAAGAGATTGGTTCAGGCGAACAATCGGGAACGTGGGGAGATACCACAAATACTAATCTAGAACTAATAGCAGAGGCTCTTAGTTACGATACAGAAGCAATAACAACAAATGCTGATACCCATACTTCGACAGTTGCGGACGGAGCGGCAGACGCAGCTAGAGCCATGTACATTAAGTACACAGGTACTTTAGATTCTACTTGTACAATAACAATAGGACCAAACACGATTAGTCGTGTGCATATAATTGAGAATGCAACTTCTGGTTCACAAAGTATTATTATTAGTCAAGGTTCTGGGGCCAATGTTACTATTGGTACGGGAGCCGTTAAAGTAGTTTATTTAGATGGTGCAGGATCTGGTGCAGCTGTTACAGATGCTTTAGTTGATTTGGATCTTACAGGTACGACGACAGTAGCTACACTTACTGCTTCTGGAGTAATTACAGGCTCTACTATAGAAGCTACTGGAGACACCTCAGCAGGTGACAATGCAGCGATTGGATACACAAGTGCTGAAGGTTTAATTCTTACAGGTCAAGGTAGCACCAATGATGTTACTATTAAGAACGATGCTGATGCAGATGTTATTTCAATTCCCACAGGAACAACAGGTGTTACTTTTGCAGGGGCTATAACAGGAACAACAGCTACTTTATCAGTAGGGGACAATTCTGATGTGTTAACTCTTGTAAGCACTGACACAGATGCTTCAAAAGGACCAAATATGGTCTTTAAAAGAGATAATAATTCTGGGGCAGGTGATGATGTCATGGGTACGATTGACTTCATTGGAGAGGATGCAGGAAATAATCTTACTAGCTATGCTACCATTAACACTTTAATCCAAGATGCAACAGGTGGCTCAGAGGATGGAAGGTTTCAACTTAAATTACAGTCAGGTGGTTCATCAAGAAATATTTTAGACATAACTGGAACTAATGTTATTCACTGGAACTCTGATGGTGAAAATATTGATTTTAGATATGACAGTGACACTGTTGCTAACGCTCTCTTTGTGGATGGTGCAACAGGTTATGTATCCACTGGAACTTTAGGTACATCAAATGTAAGGCTAGGTGTCAACGCAGGAGATGCTATTGCTTCTGGTGGTAATTACAATGTACTCATAGGTGATGAGGCAGGAACAGCTATTACCACTGGTGATAACAATGTCGCTGTGGGTTTTGAGGCTTTATCAGCAGAAGATGCTCATGGTAAGAATGTTGCTGTAGGATACCGAAGTTTAAAAGCACAAGACGCAGGGGGAGACGCTTACAATGTTGCTGTTGGGCATCAATCAGGTCTTGTAATTTCAACAGGTGTACAAAATACGTTAGTAGGGGGAGAATCAGGTGTTGCTTTAACTTCAGGTGGTAATAATGTTGCTGTAGGATATGCTGCTCTTGCTTCTGAAGATGGTCATGGTAAAAATGTTGCTATTGGAACTCAAGCATTAGCAAGTCAAAACGCAGGTGCTGACGCTTACAGTGTTGGTATTGGGTTTCAAGCAGGGGAGCAAATTACAACAGGTGTTCAAAACACTATTATAGGTGGTTTAGCAGGAGATGAACTAACCACTGGCGTTAATAACACTGCCCTTGGTTATCTTGCTTTGAGTGCTGAAGATGCTCATGGGTATAATGTTGCTATTGGTGCAGAATCTCTTAAAGTCCTAAATGCAGGAGCAGATTCTTACAGTACAGCCGTAGGCTATCAAGCAGGAACATTTCAAACAACAGGTTTGTATAACACTTATCTTGGAGCGCAAGCAGGTAGAGGAACTACTACAGGTGGTTTAAATGTCGCTGTAGGTAATGGAGCTATGTATACTCCCTCTTTATCATCAAAAAATGTAGCGATTGGATACAGTGTTTTACAAGGTATGAATCATGGAACAGCTACAGATAGTTACAATACTGCTGTTGGGTACGAAGCAGCTAACATGGTAAGTTCAGGCATTAACAATACCTTAATAGGGGCAAAAACAGGTGATGCAATAACTATTGGTGGAAGTAATGTAGCTGTAGGATTTGAAGCATTAACTACTGATGTTGGTGGGTCTTACTCTGTTGCAGTAGGGAATTATGCTTTAGGTGTTCAAACTTTTGCAACAGCTACGAATGTTTTTAATACAGGAGTAGGTTATAACGCAGGTGGTGGGCTTACATCAGGTATTGAAAACACTTTAATAGGAGGAAGGGCAGGGGATGCACTGACTGACGCAGACTTTAATGTTGCTGTAGGTAAATATGCTTTAACTGAAGACACAAAAGGAAACAGAAGTACAGCTATTGGTTATGGTGCATTGTATGCTCAGAACTTTACCACTTCTACGGATAGTCATAATGTAGCAGTGGGTAATGAAGCAGGTACAGCAGTCACAACAGGTATAAACAATACTCTTATAGGCAGTAGAGCAGGGCATGATCTTACTACAGGTGGTTATAACATAGCTATAGGACTAGATGCTTTATCAAAAGAGGATGCTCATGGTTTTAATGTAGCAATAGGAGTAGATGCTCTTGAAAATCAGAATGCAGGGGCAAATGCTTACAATGTAGCAGTAGGTTATCAAGCAGGGCATGAGATAACAACAGCTACAGAAGTTACTCTTATTGGAGGTTTAGCAGGAGATGCGATTACAACAGGTTCTTTAAATGTTGCTGTGGGTCAAAGTGCTTTATCAGCGGAAACTATAGGAACAAGAAGTGTGGCTATTGGTAATTCTGCACTAGCAGCGCAAAATAGGGCAGGTGAAAGTGGCGTAATCGCTTATAATGTTGCTGTAGGCTATGGGGCAGGTACAGCAATGACCACAGGTACATCAAACACTTTAATAGGTTCAATAGCGGGTCAGGCTATTAATACAGGTCAGACAAATGTCTGTGTTGGCTATTTTACAGGTGGTTCAATAACCAGTGGAACAAAAAACACTCTACTAGGTACTTATGCAGGGGATTCTATAACTACCGCAGATGGCAATACAGCCCTTGGATATAATGCTTTGCAAGCTGAAGATACCCATGAAGGTAATACAGCCGTAGGGTTTGCTGTATTAGAAAACCAAAACGCAGGTGCAGATGCTTACAACACGGCTGTAGGTCATTTAGCAGGTGGAGATGTTACAACAGGTGTTCAAAACACACTCATAGGAGCAAGAACAGGAGATGCTCTAACAGATGCAGACTACAATGTAGCAATAGGAGAGCAAGCTTTAGCTAGTGACACAAAAGGTAGTTCATCGGTAGCTATAGGGCAAGCAGCTTTATATTACCAAAACTTTACTACATCCACATACTCTTACAATACGGCTGTTGGTACTTCAGCAGGTCTTGATGTCACAACAGGTAGATACAATTCTCTTATAGGTAGTCTTGCAGGGGAGAATATTACTACTGGTACATCTAATACTTGTATAGGAGCACAGGCAGGGGATAACATTACAACTGGTGATAATAATATTATGATTGGGCAAGCCGCAGATTGTTCTAATGGCACACAACATGGTATTGTTCTTGGTGTAAACATAACTTGTAACGATAATGATTTTTCATTTGGTAAAGCTTCTAATGTTGTAACAAATGATTTTGATACAGATGCTAATTGGTCAAGATCGTCAGATGAAAGATTAAAGAAAAACATTACAGACCAAACACTAGGTTTAGATTTTATTAATGATCTCAGAACAGTAAAATATAATTGGAAAGCAAACCACGAACTTGACTCTACAGACTCACAATTATCCCATCTTTATAAAAAAGATGAAGCTGATAATATGATGAATACCACTGCAACAATGCACAACTTTATTGCTCAAGAAGTTAAGACAGCATTAGATAAAGCAGGGGTGTCAAATTTTGGTGGTTGGAAAGAAGATCAGTGGGGTGTTCAACAAGTATCAAGAGAAATGTTTGTAATTCCACTTGTTAAAGCAATGCAAGAATTATCAGCTAAAGTAACAAGTCTTGAAGCCGAAGTAACTAAATTAAAAGGAGAATAACATGGCAGATGAAAGAACAGCAGAAACAATAGCACAGGCACACAAAGCTTGTTTAGATGGGGCAGATACGATTAATTCGGTTATTGCCACTCATGCTAAAGGCAGTGACGCTACTAATGCAGACTTTGGGCATGATATGACCCATGACGAAAAGAAAGCTAGAGTGGCTCGTAGTGTCGGTTATCTTAAACATCAAAAAGCTCTAACAGATTGGACTGATGAATCTTTTACAGTCATAGATAAAGCAATCACTGACGCAGACGCATTTACAGGATAATGGTAGCCAAGACAAATTTAACCGCAGTTACGGATCAAGTTGCAGAGATCGACAAACGAGTTGTTGTTCTGGAGACTGAGATTCATATTCAGTTTAAGGACTTGTACAATCGTATTAAGCGTATTGAAGCTTGGGC